AATATGAGAAAAAAGGGATCAATCCAGAAACAGGAAGGTATATTTCCAGATACTTTGCAAAGAAAGCGAATAGTGAAAGAAAAAAGATCGTAAAAGTTGAAAATGAATACGTTCTAATGGATGAGACAGAATATTATGAATATAAGAAAAAATAACCGTCAATATTTTTGGATAGGAATTGTAATGTTAGTATTTGAGTTTATTATAATTTTCTTTTAAAGTATTACAGGAAAGGATAAAAATAAAATGAAAAAACAATATTTTTGGATAGGCATTGCAATCATAGTATTTGGTGTATTATATTTTGGATATAACTTATTTGTCTACGTGCACACAATGAATATTTACAGTGAGGTGTTGCAGAATTTATGAGAAAAATTGAAGCATTATTTGAAATACGTGATAGAATATACAGAGATCAATCGTATAGTTTGTGGTATAATTTAGTTACTGATGATGTATGTTTAGATTTAAAGGATACAGAATGTGATCAAGTGAAATTAGGTTGGATAGATATTACCGATAAATTAGAGCGAATCGATATTTTAGATTTAAATCGTGTCATTAAAGAATTGAGAGATTCTTTATTGAATATATAATCTTTTCTTTTTAAAATAGGAGGAAATAAAATGAACGAATTAAGTGTACAGAAAACAGTGCAGACATTACCTGAAGAATTGAAAATGAATGTTTTCAATGCTTTGAACAATCCTGATTACAAAGTTTCAGACTGTTACGGTCAGCAGATTGAAGTGCAGGCTTGGTTAGTTTATCCAGTAGAAATGAAATCACAGCAGACAGGGGAAATTGAAGTATTGCCAAGAACAATTATCATCGACACAGCAGGTAAATCTTATTCGGCGTTATCCAGAGGGTTTGCGGGCGCTGTAAGAAATTATCAGTTGATCTTTGGCGAGGAAGTCATTTTGAACAAACCGATTACTATTGAAATTCGTCAGGAAGGAACAGGAATGAAAAAGTATGCCACATTTAATTTAGTATAGGAGTTAAAATATGGCAAAGAAGCCGAAACTAACACAGGCTTACCGTAAGCGGCGTCAATTCGCCGCTTCTGCGGTAAGAAGTTATAACGCTGCGGTCACAAGGATTGAAAAACAGTTTGGCAAGACCTATGCACCTCCGCGGCGATCTGTGGATGAACTAATGAAGAACTTTCCAAACATGAAAGCATTACGTTCTGAAGTAAAGCAGATGAAGAAAATACCATCACCGAAGAATCTTGAGATTGTGAGAGTAAAAGACGTTTTAACATCTACTTATGCCATATCAGAAACGGCGAGATTAAATCAGAGAAGAAACGAAAAGAGAAGAAAAAGAGCAGAAAAATATGGTAGGTTTGTAGAAGGAAGATCTGGATGGACAGCATCACAAGAAAAAAGTTTGCAAGAACCTGTGCCCTTTGATGAAGCCCGTTTTAACGACCCAAATCAATGGTCAAGGTTTAAACGAAATCTAATGATTGACTTATCAAAAGAAAGAAATGTTGATTCTTATTATCAAAACTATTTAAACGGGATAGAAGATGATTTAGGTCCAGAAATACGAGGAGTAGTGGAGGAAGCGCTGGGAGATATTAGTCCTGAAGAATTTTACCAATTAGCGTTAACCGAAGATTATAGAGACGTATTTACAATCGAATTTATTATTTATATGCCTATTTCCGCAGAGCAGAAAATCCAAGAATTATTATGGGGAATTGAGCAAGTAAAATCCTATGTCTAAGATGGAGATTTTTGCGGCAGATTTTGAAACAACAACGGATCCAGAAAAAACGGAAGTTTGGGCATGGGGGATTAGTAATTTAGATTGTATGTCACCCTTTGAATGTGGAACAAATATTCAATCTTTTATTGAATTTTGTTATAAATTAAAGAAACGAAGCAAAATCTATTTTCACAATCTCAAATTTGATGGAAGTTTTATTGTAAATTATTTACTACAAAACGGATGGACACATAAGCAAGAGCAGTTAGAAGAAGCATGTGAATTTCGTACATTAATTACAGATCGAAATCAATGGTATAGAATTGAATGTAATTTTTTCTATACGTCGCAGAAAAGAGTAACGAAAATTTTTAAGGTTACTTTCGTTGATTCATTGAAGTTGATTCCTATGCCGATTAGTAAAATGCCAAAGACATTTAACTTGGGAATTGAGAAGTTAGAAATTGATTACGATGAAGAACGAGAAATTGGAGGTTCGTTATCTCAGCAAGATTTTGAGTATTTAAAAAATGATGTCATTATTTTAAGGGACTCGTTAAATCAAATGTTTGAGAATAACATCAACCGACTAACCTTATCTTCGGCAGCGATGAATGACTTGAAAGAAACCATAGGAAAGCAAAAATTTGAACGAATTTTCCCAATATTGCAAAATGACGAACCGTATCTTACGAATTTAAACTTATCAAAGCAAGAAAATTTAGCATTATCGATTGATAAAGAATTACGACATGCCTATCGAGGAGGATGGACTTATTTAAAAAAGGGATATGAGGGGAAAGAATTTGAGAATGTAGTCGTATACGATGTAAATTCTCTTTACCCTTATGTCATGTCAGAAAATATATTTCCATTCGGAGCGCCGATCATCACCCATGATCTGGAAGAGATAACCGGATATAGTCTTTTTATTATTAATTTTGATTGTGAATTTTGGTTGAAAGATGGTAAATTGCCTACGATACAGATTAAAAATTCGCAGTTATTTAACGGAAGGGAGTATCTGGAAAATAGTAAAAGTGAAATTGTGAACTTAACCTTAACTTCGGTTGACTATGAAATGTTTTTAGAACATTACGAAGTAGCGTATTTTAGAGTGCATAAGGTTTACTATTTTCGTGGGACAGAAGATCTCTTCACTGAGTTCATCCAAAAATGGGCGGCAGTAAAAGAAAAGGCAGGAAGAGAAGGGAATAATGGGTTACGTTTTATTTCAAAACAGATGCAAAATTCAACTTATGGAAAATTTGCGACGAATCCGTTAAAATCACAAAAAATTCCTTACTTAGAAAATAATATTTTACGATTTCAAACAATGTCACCAGAATTTCGTCCAGAATATTATTTACCTGTTGGGTTATTCGTGACTGCATATGCAAGAAAGCATATCATATCTTATGCACAGAAAAATTACGATAGCTTTATTTACTGCGACACAGATTCATTACATTTAAAAGAAAAATCAGACAATATCCCTTTGGACAATGAAAAATTAGGATATTTTAAAATTGAAAAAGAATTTGATCGAGCAAGATATATCAGAGCGAAACGATACATTGGAGAAAAAGATGGTGAGTTATTAATCACCTGTGCAGGTCTACCAGCAAAATGCTATGAACAAGTTACGTATGATAATTTTAAAACAGGTCAGATTTACACAGGAAAATTAATGCTTACGCAAACGGAAGGCGGGGCTGTATTAATTGAAACTACTTTTAATTTAAAATAGACTATTCACACATTTTTTGATATAATAATTATGTACAGGTTAGCGGAAATAATGATGAAGGGAATCCACGGATTAAGCCCCGCCCGGACATCCATGGCTATGGGAATAGTGTTATTCTGCGCCTGTACATTCTTAAAAAGGGGCGAAAGAATGTATTATAGTTATGAAAATTGTTTAGAAAAGAAAGCGTTATTTAATTTTATTACCGGAGAGCGAGGAAACGGAAAGACTTACGGTTTTAAAACGCAGATTGCTTGTAAAAATTATTTTGAAAAAGATGAAAATTTTGTTTATTTACGAAGATTTGAAACGGAATTAGTAAAGGCGGCAAAGTCTTTTTTTAAAGATATAGAGCATTTATATCCGGAGAAAGAATTCAAAGTAACGACGGGGAAAAGCGGAACTTTTTTCTATGAGCGTGGACGTGAAGTAGAAAAAGGTGGATGGAAGCTTATGGGCTATGGAGTGGATTTAAATACCGGAGGGAAAGATAAGTCCGTATCTTACGCTGGAGTTACTTCCATATGTTTTGATGAATTTCAGAGCAAGAAATACTTAAAAAATGAGATTCGGTTATTTTTAGACCTTTACGAAACGATATCTCGAATGAATGATGTTCCGGTATATTTTCTATCCAATAGTATTAATGTTTCCAATGTTTATTATGATTATTTTAACTTATCCCAGCCTTACGGGAAAAAGCGTTGGAAACTAACGGATAATGGATTAATTTACTTGGAACATACCTTATCGCAAGATTATCGGGATAAGAAAAAATCAACTCGGTTCGGGCAGTTGATCGAGGGATCTAAGTTCGGACAATATGCAATAGATAACGAATATGTTGAAGATACTAAGGACTTTATTAAAAAGAAAACCGGAGATGTCAAGAGCGTATGCAATCTTGTATATTTGGATAATGAGTATGGGCTTTGGTTTGATCGCAGAAATGGTTACCTGTATATGGATTCTACTTTCGACAAGTCACGTGTAACCTATGCATTAACCAGAGAAGACCATACCGAAAATACCTATTTTGCAAATCGAGGAAGAAAAATCGCGTGGCTGAATCTGATGATTCAGGGATATGAGCAGGGATTTCTATATTTTGAAAAC